ACAATATCAGTATATAAGGAGTTGCTGGTGTATGAGGATGAATAAGTATGATAATTTAGATCTTTAAATGATTCGTCTATAAGATCCATTTCTATTCTATAATCTGTCTTGTTTATTAAAATAGACTTTGTATTATGGACATGGAATGATATAGATTTTTTATTATCTTCTTGTCCGTATACTATTTCTATTGTTTCTGTTCCTGATATACCACCAAACTCCATAAGACCATCTTTATCAACAAATGACAGCCTTCCTTTCATACATAATGAGTATATATCTTCAATAAACCAGAGATCGATAATATCATTTGATAAAATGTTTAATTCTAAAACTGATGTTCTGATATATACCTCAAAGGTATCCATAGCATCTATATTTTTTAGTTCATTCATTATAGAATAGATAACCTATTTAAATCATTAAAAACAATATACAAATAGTTCTCTTTTAATATTTTAATTACCATACCCTCTTCAATTTCTTCCATTGGATTTACAATATCATTTAATATACATATAACCCACCATAGATTAGGAGTATCATAATGTAAATTTGATATATTATCCCACCAATCTTCTGTTTCTATTACATATGTAAACCAATAGTCATCTTTTAATTTAATTTTACTGCTAATTACATATGAGCGAAAGATATTTATAAAGTGTTCATTGTTCCATTCCTTTAGAATAGGAAACATTCTCAGTCTGGACGTTGTTTGTAATCTCTGTCCAGTGAGATCCATAAAACTTCTTTCTTCTTTATTTATAGTCATTAAATATCCTATACTTTATGTTTTGGCTTTACCAGTTTTGAAGCTGGATTTATTGTAAGATCTGATGATTTTTCTTTTGGTGTTACTAATTTAGAATATGGGTTAACTGTTTTAGCTTTATTACTAATTGTAACAATATTTTGATTAGCAACTGTAGAATCAAATCCACCTACTGTTGATCTATAAACAGGTAAAATGCTAGATAGTGTAATAGTTATATCTGCTTTTGTTGGAATGCCATTTCTATAAGGCCCTCCAAAAGAAAATTGCAAACTTGTTATTGCTGCAAATTTCATGTTTATAATAGGAACAGAAGAATTGCCCCATACTGTATTTACCTCACATACATAGGGAAATTCCATTTTTATTAGATCTCTTTCTCTAGATCCATGACCAATTGATGGTTTACTAGCAGCCGATAAATATCTAAGCATTTGCACAGGTAATAAAATATCATATTCTGGATCTGAAGAATCTCCAAGACTGAACATAAAGTTATATGATGGTTTTGGAGATTCTTTATACTGTTGTGGAGCATCATATTTATAGAAAGACTCCTTTCTATAGTCTTTAGCAGCTCTATTAATTTTCGACTCATACTCTTTATGGAATGACTTTTGAGCCTCATTGCTTTTTTGTAATTCGTCCTCTGCTTCTTTAGTTCCTGAATTTTCCCCAGGCTTCATTCTGTCCATTAGCAGATTTCCTTGAGAGGTTATTGTATTAACTAATGAATTAGCATCAGATAAAGTCTTACTAAATCCTGTCCATGCTGTGAGTGCTCTACCTGCTATGTTACTGGCATCGTCCCATTGATGGGTAAATGTTTCTTGTAGTTCCATAGGGGCTATAAACATCAGAGTAGGGCCTTCTACCATTGTCTTATTACCCCTTGAGTCTGTAGTGCCAAAACCACCATTTTCCCATATATTACCCGTAAGAGATGTAAATTTTTTAAACTTCAATTCTATCCACATCATATTTTTAGCCATATCCCCAGAAATTCTTGCATTTCCCCCAGGTTCTGGAAACATTAAAACTTTTCCACCTAAAGATGCTGATTTAAGGTCTGACATATATTGTTCATATCTTGTCATTAATGATTTACCATGTGTTATTTAATGAATCTACTTCAGTATCGTATGATCTTGTATTATCGCTATTATTTACCACATGTGATGGAGCGATTACACTATTTTGAGTATTAATATTTGTAGTGTTAAAAAATCCTTGCATTTTATTACCTAATGTAGATGTTTGTTCTGCCATGGCTGTCTTCATACCGTTAGATGCCATAACACCCATAACTCTCACATTTTTTATTTCACCAGCCACTATAGTATCTGATAAGTTTGATATAGGAGATTTAGACGGAACGGAAAAAGTAGCATTCTCCTCGTCCTTGAACCAGTTAGCTGGATTGTATTTATCTATTATCTTCTGTACATTCTCTTTAATATTTTTAAAGAAGTTGAAAATAGAAGAACCTATATCCATAATAACTCTAATAATTTTATCTATTAGCTTCGGTGCATTTTCTTTAATATTTTTAAAGAAGTTGAAAATAGAAGAACCCATATCCATAATAAATCTAATAATTTTACCTATAGTATTTCCTTCCCATTTTATAAACTCGATGTAAGTATTGCCAAGAAATTTCCATAGGTTCCATATCATTAATCCTAGATCGCCTATAAATCTAATTGCTATGCCTATCCCCTTTCCTATAAAAGCAAATACAGGCTGTAGTTTTTCACCAGCTAATGCCAGACCTCTAAGAGCAATCTCTATAGGCCAGAATAATATATCGATAATCTTATTACCTAGATCTGGTATTTCTTTAAATCCTGTCCATTTTAAGAATTTATTTATTACCCATGCGAAAGGCTGTACAAATATATCTATAAGACCTTTAAATACATTTTTAAGACCAGCCACAATTTTATCTAATGTACTACCTTTTTCTCCACTATATCCTGTAAAGAAATCATAGATACTCATAACGGCTTGTATAGGCCAGAAGAATTTTTTACCTAATTTAAACCCCAATCCTAACTTTCTAAGTAACGGGTTTTTAGATGTTTTTTCTAATACTTCAAAAAATTTACCTATTTTTCCAAAGAAATTGCCCTTACCAAGAAGCTTAATTTTAGTAATTTTTTCAAATGCCCATGCAAATAATTTTATAGGAGCTAGTAGAATATTCGCTGCTAGTTGTAGCTTAGAAGCGAATATACCTATAGCTATTCCTAGAATAAGAAATATACCCCCTATAAGCTTCATAATACCACCCTTTCTACCTCTGCTCTCGCTATCACTTTTATCTTGTCTTAGAAATAATTTAGCAAACCCTTTTTTTATATGAGCACCAATAGATATAAGAGGTGAAATAAATGTAGTATGGATTTTACCCATAATCTCCATATATGTACTTCTTATGTTACGAAATGCCTCGCTAAATCCATCTTTCAGCCATATAAAAAATTGTGTTCCTGCTGTTTTGAATATAGTAGGGAATAAATTAATCAAGCTTTTATTAACATTTGCAAAACCAGGAGCTTTTGCAAATTTAGATCCTGGTATATCTCTTGAAAGTGCGGTTCCTATGCTTTTTCTTTCAATGATATTTCGTAGACTATCAATGGATTTTGCAAATTTCTCTTGAATTGTGTGATGTTTTTTTAAATCTATTGCCATATTTTCTCCATAAAAAAAGTCCAAAGAGTGTTTTAACACAACCCTTCAGACTTTCATCCATAACTCAATGAGTTAAGTGAGGTTATCTAATCCTGTTTGTTTTTTGCTGTCATCCCTATATAGTTTACCAAGGATCATTTTTCTTTCAAAATCAGGCATATTATGAGACTCTGATATGCCTATATTACAATTCTTTGCTAATATATATTGCTCTTCTAATATGCCTTCTAAACTATCATCGGAACATGCCAGATGGATTAGGCGAAAAAATTATCTACAGGTATACTATATTTTTCTTCATTACCGCATCCAATGCAATTTAAATCTGTAGTGAACTGCATACCAAAGTCGTTATCTTCTAACCATTTTTTTAGAGTCTCAAAGCCACTTGTAGGTATACCATTATCAATAAGATCAATTTTGTCTTCTAGAGGTATATTACTATCTTCTTCATCACCAACAATAAAAGTATTCATAGACTGTGCAACGCTCATAGTAACTACTTCTACAAATTTTTCAGTAGTTGTTAGTTTTTTTCTATTAACTCTTTTATATACTTCTTTCTGTTCACCTCTAGTAATGAGTTTCATCTTTACAGATATCTTATCATTTATAACAATAGGTGTTTCATCAACATCCATTGGTGTAACTTTCATTTCTGATATTTTTATAGACTTAGGAGAAGTCATATTACATTTTGAACATGTATAATTAAAATTATAAATATCTCCTTTAGAATTTTCTCTAATTTTTAATAGAAGATAAAATCTATCTTGTAATAGTAATTCATCTACAAAAAAATCTTCTGTAATGACACATTCATTCATGATATCATCAAGAATGCTCTCAATCATAAATGGATCAGTAGAATTTTCATATACCAACATCTTTTTCATCTGACCTGTTGTGAATGGTTTAAAAGTAATAGACCTTCCATCACTTGGTAATTCACAAGTAAACTCATAACTGTTTATATGATCTCTAAGTTTAATAGACATATTGAATAACTCCTTATTTCACTGATTATAATATGGTATGATATTGATATGAAAAAGTTACATCAAATTGTAATGTATCTTTATTAGCATAATCAAGTGCTGCTGTTCCTACTACTTTAGGATATGCCCCATGCATGACATATTGGATGTTATTTGAGCTATCGGTATTTAGATGTGTCATGTTAAGAATACACATATAACTAGCAGGGCTTGCATGTGTATTGTCTGCTGGATTGTGTATATAGTTTACCCAATTTACAAAGTCATAACGAATAAGTGAGTCTTTATCAACATTAAATGTTACTGTGATATCGTTAAAAGTTTGAGTTGCTGCTAATTTATAAGTCATGCCTTGCCACGGAACAGCTATTTCTTCTAGATTTGAATCAGGAAGAGATGTTGTTCTAACAAGATAAGGATAACTTTCTTTCCATAGACCTAGAGGCGCATTATCAATTTCAAATTTGAAAAGATATCCCCTCGCAAAGTCCTTATATTGACCTAATAAACTGTCTAAATTAAATCCTACATCTGCCATTATATTATTCCTCCTAATATCTATCTAATTTATAATACACTTCTTAATAGTGTATTAATTGTTATGCTGCTTCTACTACTCTTATTTATATTTATATTTATAAAATTATTTGCATTTAAGCTGATTATATTTACAGCCTTCTTGTTTATGCACTGCTTTATGACATTTTTTACATAATGTAATACAATTATCTATATCTGTGCTCTCAATCGGGTTGATTTCTATGCCCTCATAATGGTGACAGTGTAAGTTTGATACTGAGTCACATTTTTGGCATGTCCAGTTGTCTCTTTCTAAAACTAATTTTCTTAGTTGTGCCTGTACTTCTCTTGTGTATTTATTGTTCTTATGTCCTTTGGGATATTTTATCCGACCGTAAATATCACAACTACCCTTACATTCTTCAGAGCAATAAAATCTACAATCACCAGCCCCTCCATTTATAGATCTTATCCTATGTACCAAATCATTTACTATAGGTATATGCCATTTATTACAATAGGTGCATCTTACTTCTAATATGTTTTCATCATCAGGGTATCTTCTTGTTTCTTCACAAAAATCTAACTGATGTGAGTATGTATCATATAATGGGATTGTTTTATATCCACCCTTCCACATATAACAATTTTTACCAGATTTTTTATGCTTAGTTTCTGACTGAACTTTAATCATTGCTAAACTTCTTTTTTTCTTCGTTTCTTTTGATTTGTTTGTTATTTTTTGTTTATTAGCAGCATTTTTCCTTTTCTCTACATCATCACCATAAGGACTTTTATGTTTTATTTGGCAAGATCTAGAACAATAAGTAGAATTTTCTTTTTGTGTTAGATATGGATCATTACAATATAGACAGCTTTCATTCTCTGTATAATATGTTATACCGCCTTTTTCTCTATATTGTTTATATAGTTGATCTCTTTCCTTATTATATTTAAAATCATTAATATTATCCCAACATATTCTCATATAAATCTCCTATTTAGATTATTAAAAATAAGAGGTAGATTGATAAAATAGGTATCAATCAGAGATGGCCATCCTTTTCCCTCTTAATTTATAGCTAGACATTAAACTGTAAGGTTTAATGTCATATCTTTTAGACTATATCAGTAAGTTCATCAAATGATGCACCAGTTTTTGTAGCGATAAAATTTAATATAATAAATTCAGCACTCCTAGTAGGTTTGATAAAAATATTACACCAAAGCTCATTTCTATCCACCCTTTCAGGTGTATTTATTGTGTTATCACATACCACTTTGAAATCATATACACCTCTACGAGCTTTAACATCACGTAGGAAAGGTTCAATCATATTAACCAACACTCTACGGGTAGCAGGATCATTAGGTTCAAATAGGAAGTATTTGGTAGCTGTAGAGATGGCTTTCTCCATAACCATAAATAGTCTTCTAACATTTACTCTGTTGAAGGCACTTGACTTGTCAAGCATTGTTTTTTGCCCCCAAGTTACCTTTCCTTGACCAGCAAAAGAAACGATAGAATTGATACCATTACTATAAAGAATGTCTCTTGCGCCTTGTGAAGGATTCCAAGCTAGTTTTCTAATACCAGTTATAACCCCACGATTAAGACCAGCAGGGGCGAACCAAGGACCAGATACATCATCGGTTTTAGCATAAATACCAGCAACATAACCAGATGCAGGAACCCATACGTATTTTTTGGTATATCTGTTGTATACTTCAAACCAGTTACCATACAGAGCTGCATAGCTTGTATTGGCATTAAGAGTCTCACCAGATGCAAGACCCCTTCTCCAATCACGAAGATTTGTTGTCTCACTACCACGTTGATTTATTACATCACTTTCTTGACAATCTAGAACTACAATGCAGTCTTTTCTTTCTTCTGCAATAACGATCATATAACGCTTAACATCTTCTGGTTTATCAGAGTCAATCAAGATATTAATATCTGTTTCTTCTGAGTTTCTATACAGATCAAGAGCATCCATAATATCAGCATTAGAAACCAAATCCCCTTGATTATCAGCACCTGATGAAAAAGTCATAAAATTAGATAGTGTAGATGCACTTAATGAAACGCCTATCATTGACGGATCAAGCTTCATTCTAATATATTTTGAATTTTCATTGATAACATTCTCTACGAATTTAGAAGCACCTTGATCATCAATAGCAAGCTCTAGTGTAGATACGTTCCAGATTTCCTTAGTAACATAGTTTGTTTTTCCTTGATCTTTATACTGAACCATAAGCAAGAAGTCTGTATCTTCTTCAAGACGGTCATCAACACTAAGCCATGCAGAACTTGTATTGAAAGATTCATAGGCAACACCACCTGTTAAAATAGATGTCTGTGATGTTCTATCAAGTAATGAAATTCTTACATTATTACCCCAAGCACCTCTGGAATTTGCAATAAAGTACATATCCGCACCAGTAAGTCCTTCAGTATGGAATTGATCAGGATCTTCGCTTGTAAGATCTGATAGCTTATAAGCTGATGATACTTCTGGTGTTCCAGTCCATGAATCATTATTAATGCTACCACCAGCAAATGTTGCAGATGCTGGCATAACTCTAGTTGCATAAAGTTTGTTTCCATATTTTAGAAATGCTTCTGCTGATAGCATATCTCTATAACAATCAGAATTAGTGGTAGGATCTCCAAAAGCAATTACTAATTCATCTTTATTTGAAACAAAAGTTTGTTTAAGTTCAGATCCTTTATATGTATTTCTAACAATAATTGCGCCTATTGAAGTAGCCACCGCAGGAATTGTAGTAGATACATCGACTTCATTTACATCAACTAATGGGCTTAAATAGAATGCCATGTGTTTTCTCCTTAATATTGCCTATCTAAGATTCATAAATAGG